CTTAAAAAATCATCCAGATTGGACTAAAGAGGAAATTATTTCTAAATATAAAAATATTTGGAGTAGTTTCCAAATATTATCAGATTATGTTGATTCCTATGGACATAAATGGAAGAACACTCATTTATCAGATAAAGCTTGTTTAGAATTTATAACTAATAAATTAAATGAAATTAATAAAAAGTAAATTAGCTAATGAAAATTATGTTTCTAAGATAATTAATATAGAATCATTTACAGCTCATCCTAACTCAGAAGTTACTAGATTAAAAGTAGCACATGTAGATGGTTTTAATGTAATAGTTGGAATAGATGAACAACCAGGTTTGTTTATTTATTTTCCGGTAAATTCTCAAATAAATCCAGATATGCTTCAGTATTTGAATTTATATGAGTGTTCAGAAATGAATAGAGACTCTACTAAAAAAGGATTATTTAATAAAAAAGGTAGAGTTAAAGCAATTAAGCTTAAAGGATTTAATTCAGAAGGATTTTTATTACCTTTTGCTAATTTTCAAGATTATATTATTAATACTGTAAATATAGAACTTCCAGTACAAGAATCTGGAACAGAATTTGATACAGTAGAACATAATGGAAAAGAATTTTGGGTATCTAAAAAATATATTGTAATAAAAGAACATGGTCAAAGTTCTAAAGCAGGAACTATTAGGCGAGATAGACATTTAAAAAGATTTGATAAGTTAATTGATGGACAATTCCATTTCCATTATGATACTTTATTATTAAGAAAGAATCCATATGTTTTACAACCTGATAGTTTGATTCAGATTAGTAGTAAATGGCATGGAACTTCTGGAATTTCTGCATATGTAAAGTGTAATAAAAAACTTTCTTGGAAAGATAAACTAGCTAAGAAATTAGGAGTTAATGTTGTAGATACTGAATACAATTATATTTATGCATCTAGAACAGTAATTAAGAATAGATATATTAATTCTGGAGTATCTGCTGGATTTTATGGTTGTGATGTTTGGGCAGAAGCTGATAAGATTATTAAACCATATTTAGTTAAAGGAATGACTATTTATTATGAAATAGTAGGTTTCTTACCTTCTGGACGATATATTCAAAAGAATTATGATTATGGTTGTGTTCCACCAAAAGAAGATGAACAATATACTTTAAATAAACATTTTAAAATCTATGTTTATCGAGTTACTCTAACTAATGAAGATGGAGTAATTCATGAATATTCTACACAAGAAGTACAACAATGGTGTAAAAATGTAGGATTAACTCCAGTAATAGAATACTATTATGGACTTGCTAAAGATTTATATCCTAAAGAGAAATTTGATGAAGATTGGTCTATTTGGTTTATGAATAAATTAGCTGATGATGAACGTTTCTTTATGGAACAAATGTCTCCTGATTGTGTTAATAAAGTTCCTCATGAAGGAATTGTTATTAAGAAAGAAAATATGGGATCTGAAGCATGGAAATTAAAATGTTTTAAGTTCTTAAATAAAGAACAAAAAGAATTAGATAATGGAGAAAGTAATATAGAAGATGAACAATAATTAAATAATTAAATAAAATACATTATTATGAAATATCAATTATATAGAAATGAAATAGTTATTGGTGAAAGACATCTTACTTATTTTGTAGAGGCTGAAACTATTGAAGATGCAGCTAAACTTGTATTAGAAGGAAAAGTAAACCCTGTAGCTGGTGGAGAATTTTCACAAGCATCTATTTCTCCATTCCCACAGAATTTAGTACAAGATGGAAAGACTGTAGTAGTTACAGATGCTGCAGGTAAAGTAATTGTAACTAATGCATTAGAAAAAACTACTGAATGATATATTTAGTTAGTAAACAGCAGGATTTATTTAAATCAGATAAGTATGAAAAAATAAGTCCTGCTGATGCTATAGAAATGTTATCTAAAGAATCTATTTTAGCTGCAGATACTGAAACTGAAGGATTAGATCCCTATGAATGTAGAATATTATCTATTCAATTAGGTACTGAAAAATATCAAATTGTATGGGATTGTCTAAGTTATCCGTTATCTATGCTAAAAGATTTATTAGAAAGGCCAGATATATTATATCTTTGGCATAATTATGCATTTGATTCAGAATTCTTACTTAAAGAAAGTATAGTCCAAAAGAATTTTATGGATACTATGATTAATGAAAGAATCCTTAATAATGGACTGAATGAATATGAATTAGCTCTAAAAGCTTGTGCTTTAAAATATTGTAATTATGATATGGACAAGTCGGCTAGAGGCGAAATCATTAAGCGAGGACTTACTGAAAGAACTATAGTATATTCTGGAACAGATGTTGCATATTTGATACCAATATATAATGCACAATTAAAAGAATTAAAAAAATTAGATTTAGTTGATACTGCAAAATTTGAATCTAAGTTTACTATAGTTACAGGTTATTTTAAATTATGCGGAGTTAAGTTAGATGTTGATAAGTGGAAAGCTAAAATGAAGAGTGATACATCTAAAATGTTTTCAGCTATAGATAAATGTAACGAATGGGTATTAAATTATTATAAAGAACATAATGGTCATAATGGATATATAGAAGTAGATTATTTAATAGATACTATGTTTATACATCCTAATGATAAAAATATTCCAGAGGATTTAAACTTCCAAATACCTAATGGTAAAGTTATTAAAACTAAAAAAGTTAAACATGAAAAATATGGAATGTTATTTTATGTTACACAAGAAATTCCATTTGGGTATTGGAACAAAAATCATACAGAATTTACTAGTTATATAGAAAAAGTAAATGCTATACAATTAGATTTATTTGCAGAAGCTACAGAAAAGTTTGGTGATAAATGTAACATACAATGGGGCAGTTCTCAACAAATTATTCCTTTATTTGAATTATTAGGTTTTAAATTAGAAGTATTTAATAAACGTAAAGGAACTACAACTAAATCTGTAGGAGAACCAGTAATATCTAAACAATTAGATAAATCTCCATTAGCTGCACTATATTTAGAGTTTAAAGCAGCTGAAACTGTATGTAATTCTTATGGAGAAAAATTCATAAAGGCTCTGAGTAAAGATGGAAGATTAAGAGGAGATTGGCGATCTATTGGTACTGATACATTAAGAATGTCTTGTAAAGGATATGTACATGGACAGAAGATAAATATGCAACAGTTACCATCTGATGCAGTAACTAGAGCTTGTTTTGTTTCAGAGAAAGGTAATTCCTGGATATCCTGTGACATGTCGGGTTAGCAAAATAGCTATAAATTTTTATTTAATATAATTTAACTTAAATTAATTGATACATTCGGACAGAAGTAGTATTTTTACATAAAAGTATTGTTAATAACAAAATAGTAATTTTATGGGAGTACGAAAATTCACAGACGAACAAGAATTAGAAATGGTTAGATTATATAATGAAGAAAAGCTAAGTATGCAGAAAATTGCAGATAAATATGCTACTTATGCTACTTCTGTAAAACGTATATTAGATAGAAGATCTGTTAAAACTAGAACATTAAAAGAAGCTAATGGTGTAGTACAGTTAGAAGATATTAGATCTAAAGAGGGATCCAGAGATTTTAATTATTTTTTAGGACTATTAGCAACTGATGGTTGTGTTACTGGTGATAGAGTTGTATTAGATTTTTCTGAAAGTAATAAAGAGTTATTAGATTATTGGAATGAATTTTTAGGTAATAAATGTAATATTACTAAGTCGATTCATAAAATATATAAAGTAACTCAATATAGAATAGCTTTTAGAAATCAAGAAATATGTGATTATTTAGGTTCTTTTGGAATAGTTCCAAGAAAAACTTATGGATTGACTTTAAAATATATAGATTGGGATGTATTACGAGGTATTATTGATGGAGATGGCTGTGTATTATCTAGAAATAATGATACTACAGTATCTATAGGTATTACTTCTGGTAGTAAACAATTTTTGGAACAAATATCTAAATTTTATTTAGATAATGGAATAAAGTCATATTTAAAAGAATCTAATAGAAATCTAAATACAACATATGATCTATACGTTCATAAAACAGAAGATATAATAAAAATATATAAAAATTTATATGAAAATGCACACTTTTATCTTAAAAGAAAAAAGTTAAAATTTGGCCCCGTACTTAAGAAATTAAGTATTGATCAACTCGTAAATTCGGGGAAAGAGATGTGTAACTCCAATCCCGAGCCAAGCCTTAATAAGGACGGTGTAGAGACTTTACACGAGTAACCTAAAAAGTATCATTTGTAAGATACTTCATGGTTAAGAGAAAGTCCAGGTTCGCTATGACCTGCAAGAAAGTCGCATTATGGCATCTTTAGCTAATGATAAGAACATGATAGATCTACTACAACATGGAGATATTCATAGTTATGTAGCTAAGGTTACTTTTAAGGAAATCCCAAGAGATTGTCCTATTGAAGATATTAAACATAAATTCCATGATTTAAGACAAAAAGCTAAATATGTGGAATTTGCTATTGCTTATGGAGGAGATGCTAATACTATTATGCAACGTATTGGGTGTACTCAAGAAAAAGCAAAAGAAATTTATAATGCATATATGGATGCCTTTCCTTTGGTTAGAGATTATCAGAATTATTGTAAACAAGCTTTAATTGATAATGGATTTATTCTTATGAATAATGTTACTAAAGCTAGATGTTTTATTCCAGATATAGAAAGGTTAAAATCTATACATTATCAAACTAAAACTTCTGAATTCTGGCAAGAATTTAAAGTTAATTCTGAATTAAAAATAGAATATAAATGGTATAAGAAAACATTAGATGATTATGCTAGAAAAGCAATCAATTTTAGAATTCAAAATAGGGGTTCTGGTTGTTTAAAATTA